ATACAAAATGGCTTGGTGACGGACTTCACCGATGGGGCTACACATTACCATGCAAGCTGGATGAAACCTTGGTGGTCAAGTGCCTACATTGAAGTAGGGAGGATAGGTTCCCATATATTTTATAGGTAACGAACATGAAACAGTTAGTCTTTGATATTGAAACAAACGGTTTAAAGCCGACAGTAGTATGGTGTATTGTTGCCAAGGAGATTGGGAAAGATGAACTACACGTATTTGATACTTCTAACCTTAGCGGTTGGAATAGTTTTGTACGAGGATTTGACGAAGTAATAGGACACAACCTAATTGGCTATGACGTACCTGTTTGTGAACGACTGTTGGATACAGACTTCACAGGCATCAAAGTCACAGATACATTAGTTATGTCAAGATTAGCAAACCCCCAGCGTGATTCTCATTCGTTGGACAGTTATGGTAAGGAGTTAAACAATGAGAAAGGTAATCATACAGATTGGTCATGCTATAGCTTGGAAATGCTTGACTATTGCAAGCAGGACGTTAAACTTAGTGAACAAGTATACCAACGACTCGCACGTGACCTTGATAGCTTTGGAAGCGAAAGTATTAGTCTTGAGCATGGAGTACAAAATATTATATGCCAGCAAATAGAGAATGGCTGGCTGTTAGACCAAGAGAAATGCTATGAGTTGATTGGGGAGCTAAAGGAGGCTTCATTCATAGCCGAGGAAAAAGTACATGAGGTATTTAAACCACTACCCACGTTCATTAAAGAAATTAAACCTAAGGTTAAAAAGGACGGTACCATCAGCACTGTTGGTCTTAAGTTCCTTGGAGACCGTTGGACTGAAGTCGCTGGTGATTTCAGCCGTGTCGATTGGCCTGTATTTAACCTAGCGTCACGACAGCAAATAGCTAGGTACTTGCAGTACTTTGGTTGGAAACCTACAAAACATACAGACAAGGGCCGTGTAATAGTGTCTGAGGAAGTCCTGATGGGCGTTGAGGGCATCCCTGAGGCTAAACTAATAGCTGACTACCTGTTAGTACATAAACGCCTAGCACAGGTCAAAGGGTGGCTTGACAAGGTTGATACAGATGAGCGTGTACATGGTTACGTTAACTCCAATGGGGCCGTGACGGGACGTATGACGCATAGCAGCCCTAATGTGGCAAATGTGCCAGCGTCCTATAGTACCTACGGGGAAGAATGTCGAAGCTGTTGGATAGTGCCTAAGGGCTACAAGCTCGTTGGGATAGATGCTTCTGGTTTAGAATTGAGAATGCTTGCACATTACATGGACGATGCGGAGTATACTGATGTGCTTTTGAATGGTGACATACATACAGTCAACATGAAAGCAGCAGGGTTGGATTCTCGTTCCCAAAGTAAAACTTTCATCTACGGATTCCTTTACGGGGCCGGTGACGCTAAGATAGGCCAGATAGTGAACGGTAGTGCTAGGGAGGGTAAACGGTTAAAGGAGAAGTTTCTTAACTCCACACCGGCCCTTAAGAAGCTCAGGGAGGACGTAGTATCTGCCTCGGAACGTGGGTTCCTTAGGGGGCTGGATAAACGTAAGCTCTTTTGTCGCTCACCACATTCAGCCGTTAATACACTTTTACAGGGCGCAGGGGCTATTGTTATGAAAAAAGCCTTGTGTATTTTGAATGAATATGCTATACTATGGGGTATAGACTATAAATTTGTAGGTAACATACATGATGAATTTCAAGCGGAGGTCATAGCACATCAAGCGGAACAATTTGGAAAATTAGCCGTTGCTTCTATTGTAGCAGCAGGGATTGAATTAGGACTACGTTGTCCTTTGGATGGTGATTATGCAATCGGAAATAACTGGGCTGAGACCCACTAAGAAATGCACTACCTGTCTCTTAGAAAAACCCTTAGAGTCTTTTAATAAACAACGAACAGCTAAGGACGGTTTAAAGTACGTTTGTAAAATATGCCAGAGAAAAGAAAGTTCTGAGCAAGCCAAAAAAGGATGGGAACGTATCTTTGAGTTCTTTGGAGGGCGTAAGTGTCAACGATGTGGTCTGGAATCTGATTATCCTCTCTATGAAGTACACCACAAGAACCCTAAGGATAAAAACAAAAAACATGTAGGAGGACGAGGTTTATCTAAGGAAACATTAGAAGCTGAATTAATTAAATGTGAACTGCTCTGTGCTAATTGTCATAAGATCAGACACCACGAACTAAGGCAGAAAAATGAGTAAAAACTTATATAGTTTAGTACCGGATATTTACAAACTCATGGAAAGCTCAACCCCCGATGAGTCTGTGGATATTGAGGCAGAGATTGAAAAATTTGGTGAGAACTGTAAACAACTGATGCGGGACAAGTTCGACTCTAAAGGTTATATAGACAACCGGAAGTTAAGAATGTCAAACATTGGGCGTGATGATCGTGTCCTTTGGCATCATTGCAAAGGGACGGACAAAGAAAAACTACAGCCTCACAACCATATTAAATTTATGTATGGACATTTAATTGAGGAAATGGTTCTATTACTGGTACGCCTTAGCGGTCATGCAGTAACTGACGAACAGAAAGAAGTACAGGTGGCTGGAATCAAGGGCCATATGGACTGTAAAATAGACGGAACAATTATTGACGTAAAATCTACCAGTAGTTTTGGCTTTAAGAAGTTTAAGGACGGAACCTTGGCAATGGACGACCCTTTTGGTTATGTAGCGCAGAACAAAGGCTACGCAAGGGCCGAGGGTGCCACAAAGTACGGCTGGTTAGCCATGGACAAGTCAGTAGGTAGTTTAGCTTTATTGGTGTATGATGAACAGGACACACAAGCACCTATTCATAAATACATCAACTGGGACATTGAGGAACGGATTGAAAACCTAAAAAAGATGGTAGAGCAACCGGAACCCCCATCAATTTGCTCAGACCCAATACCGGACGGAAAATCTGGGAACATGAAATTACCTATGAAATGTTCTTATTGTTCCTACAAAAAGTCTTGTTACCCAAAGCTAAGGGCTTTTGCCTACAGCTACGCACCAAGGTTTTTAACAAAGGTAATAAACGAACCTAAAGTACAGGAGTTAAAACTTGAGTAAAGTTAAATACCGAAGTGGCTTAGAGGAGCGTTTAGCGGAGGCTCTGGGGACTAATTATCTCTATGAGCCATACGCAGTCCCTTATATTGTCAACAGGAAATATACACCTGATTTTGTATACGCCCCATCAAAGGTCTTGGTGGAAGCTAAGGGTTTCTTTAGAGTAGGAGACACTCAAAAGTACAAGTCAATTAGGGATTCAATAGAAGCTAGTGGTTGGGAACTGGTATTTTTATTCAGTGACCCCAAAAAGAAACTAAGGAAAGGCTCTCGTATGACATTAGGACAGTGGTGCGACAAAGAGAATTTTGCTTACTTTACCGAGGCTTCATGTAAATCAATGATGGAGTATATAGAATGTCGGCAACTTACGAAGAATTGAAAGAACACATACTGCGAGAGTATGACGCTGATTTTCTCTTAGAAATTTTAGAAATAGACAGTGAAATGCTTTTAGATAGATTTGAAGATTTGTTAATGAAGAACATGGACAAATTCCCACAGGATGAGGATAAAGAGGGGGTGTCCAATGTCTAGGTGTTCATTAGACGTACAGGTAGGCGGTGGACACTACAAGGATTTTGAAATACAACCAATAGAGTTTATTCATCAAAATAACCTTGGCTTTATTGAGGGAAATGTGATAAAATATATTACTAGGTGGCGTTATAAGAACGGCATTGAGGACTTAAAGAAAGTTAAACACTATGTAGATTTACTTATAGAACTGGAGGCACTAAATGAAAATAGTTGATATTACAACTAACCCGCCAGAACATAAAGCAAACTATGAAATAGCTAAGGAATGTTTGGACGCTTGTTATGCTGAGGATAATACCAAAGAGTTTTTCCTGTTGACTATTGATACTGAGGGTGTCATGGGAGTCTACAGTTCAATGGAGTATCCCCCAGCTTATATGGCCCTAGATGCCGCCAAGGAAGTCCTTATGGAATATTACCGAGAATACGACGAAAACCTAGGAGGTGGCTCATGAGTACCCAAGTGATTATGTTAACCGGAGAAAGTTGTTCGGCCTGTAAAGAGCTAAAACTAACTTTAGAAACTTATAATTTATTTGATAAAACAAGAACAGTGGACGCTTATAGTAACGAGGGTAACGAGCTAGTAGCTAGGCTAGGTTTACGTTCAATACCTGTTTTAATTGCAGAGGGTAAGCCCTTGCTTATGGGAGCAAAGCATACCAGAGAAGCCTTAGAGGATTTATATGTTTGACAGCAATGAGGAAGTTTTGGCGTTTTGGGTCAGCGTCTTTGTGGTTGTAGGTATTATTTGGTGGTTTAATTAAGGATTTGCTCGTATGTTTAACCAGCGTACAGGTGTCATGCATAGGTCGAAATTTAGGGGCTTGCTCGACACGTTTCCGAGATTATCGAGCCTCTGTTCCCAATTGCTTGGGAAGCCTTGACCAAATAGTGTTTCATAAAATAAACAATGTACACTACAGTATACATTTGAATATACAAAGGAGGACATATGGCTAGCGCTAGCAAAGGCAAAGGAGGTGTAAAAGCAGTGGAATGGTGGAAGCACTTGCGCAACCGTAAGCGGGACCAAAACAAACTAGTGCGAAAGGACGGTAAGAAGAAAACTAAAGAGGTGTACGATGAAAAATGAACAAACAGGACTAGAACCCTGTAAGTGCGGCTCTACTAACTTGAGTGTCGAATGTACAGGCACTAGTCACTACACTATGGACTATGTGGTGTGTCTTGATTGTAAGCTGGAAGGTAACGGTGAGTTCGGGATTGAGGACGCTATAACTGCATGGAATAAGAAAATAACTTATGGAGAAACCTGATGTTGTTTATGAATCATTTTGAGGAAATCATGAAAGGATACAAATGTTCTTTGAACACAGCGATACAGATGTACCAACGAGGGACAGCATGGGAGGATTGAGGTAAAATGTTATCAATGTTCACAGAAGTTATATGGCTGGCCGCTGGCCTAGCTGTACTAGGTTCTGTTGTTTTGTTTTTCCTAGGGCCGATGTATGAAGAATTTAAAATCCACAAACACGCACTGGACGAAGAAGTGGAATTATTAACTATTATACAGGACGCTATAGAGAAACACAAGAAAACAGGTGAACCCGTAACTTTAGAAATAGGTAGCGCCAAGGATGAAACCACTGAAACCGAGAACTAATAACAGTTCCAATTCGGTACTGTTGGAGCCTTTGTCTCAAGCACAGTCTGATTATATTAATTCAATCAAAGAGAAAGTAGTTTCTATCGGGCTTGGATACGCAGGGACAGGTAAAACGTACATAGCGGCTACTTTAGCGGCTCAGTTTAAGATAGATAACCGCAAGGACGGTAGGATTGTTTTATGTCGGCCTAATATATCCGACAGTAGAACCATTGGTTACCTTAAGGGTGACATGGACGAGAAAATGGCAGCATGGGTTGTTCCATATACGGACGTACTTAGGAAGCATTTGAACGGTAGGTTTGAGGAATATGTCGCCAATGGAACAATAGAAGTCGTTCCCTTTGAATACATGCAGGGACGTTCATGGGATAATAGTTATATAATGCTTGACGAAGCGCAACATACGTCACCTAAGGAAATGGAAATGTTCCTTAAGCGTATAGGGACTGACTCTAAAGTAGTCATAAGCGGTGATTTACGACAAGCAGCCAAGGGTAACTCTAGCGGCTTGGCAAACATTGTTGATTTACATGAAAGAAACAAAGAGTTGCAGGAATACATGGGCATAACAGGGTTCTTTAACCCTAATGATATTGTACGTTCTGACTTTTGTAGGATGATAACTAGAATATACGGAAACTGACCTAGAGGGAGAAACTTATGCTAAATTCACAGGCACACATACGGCTCACATACGCACAATGCGATCAAGTGGTGGTCTATCAGCTACAAGAGTATCATGATGACCTAAAGGAAGCCATGAAACTAGAGTTAGAGATTGATGTTCAACTTGACATTCTAAGAACAATAGTAGCAATTGAGACAGTTCTAAGAGATTTTTTAACAGACGATGAGTACCTAAAGTGGAAAACCGTCTATGGAGTGGATTTATTAGCATGATGAACGCATACCAAGAATACATACACAAATCACGTTACGCTCGTTATTTACCAACAGAACAGCGACGAGAAACATGGCCTGAGACAGTATCACGTTACCTTGATTATTTCAAAGAGCGTGGTTCTCTGGACGATAAGACCTATAAAACATTATATGATGCTATCCTTAATCTTAAGGTTATGCCCAGTATGCGAGCTTTAATGACGGCTGGCGTAGCGGCTGACCGAGATAATGTGTCAATCTTTAATTGTTCCTACATCACCATAGACCATCCTCGTTCCTTTGACGAAATGATGTACATTCTAATGTGTGGCACAGGTTGTGGTTTCTCTGTAGAACGTCAGTACGTTTCTAAACTACCTGAAGTTGCTGAGGACTTTCATGAGACTGACACTACTATCCATGTGGCCGACAGTAAGATTGGTTGGGCTAAGGCGTACCGAGAACTGGTTACCTTGTTGTACTCAGGTCAGCTACCGGAATGGGACGTAAGCAGAGTACGGGCCTCAGGTGCGCCTTTGAAAACCTTTGGTGGACGAGCCTCTGGCCCTGAGCCTTTAGTTGATCTATTTAAATTTACTGTTGAAGTGTTCAAGAATGCAGCAGGACGTAAGCTACAAAGTATCGAATGTCATGATCTTTGTTGTAAGATTGCACAGATTGTCGTTGTCGGAGGAGTCCGTAGGAGTGCTTTGATTTCCCTGAGTAACTTGACTGACGATCGTATCCGTCGAGCTAAACATGGGCAATGGTGGGTAGACACTCCACACCGAGGTCTAGCTAATAACTCAGCTTGTTACACTGAGAAGCCTGACTTTGAGGCATTCCTAAGTGAGTGGAAGTCACTCTATGAGAGTCGCTCAGGGGAACGTGGGTTCTTTAGTCGTATCGCTAGTCAGAAACAAGCAGCTAAGAATGGACGTAGGGACGCAGACTATGACTTTGGGACTAATCCATGTTCGGAGATAATTTTACGCCCTAACCAATTTTGTAATTTATCTGAAGTAGTTGTACGTCACGACGATACCGTGGAGTCCTTAGAGGAAAAAGTACGCCTAGCGGCTATCTTAGGTACTCTACAGGCTACTTGTACGGACTTCCGTTACTTACGGGCTAAATGGAAACAGAACACAGAGGAAGAATCATTATTGGGTGTGTCATTAACTGGTATTCTGGACAACATGATGATGTCTAACATTGACAACCCTGAGCTACCCAGTATACTTAATAGGTTACGTGATGCAGCAGTTGATGAAAACAAGAAATGGGCAAAGAAAATTGGAATCCCCCAAGCAGCCGCCATCACCTGTGTCAAACCATAAGGGACGGTCAGTCAGCTCGTTGATTCTGCATCCGGTATCCATGGCCGTTTCTCTGACCATTACATTCGTCGTGTTCGTGCTTCTGCCAATGACCCTCTGTGTCGTGTCTTAGAGGCCGCAGGAGTCCCGTCAGAGCCAGATAAGGTGTCACCCGCTACATTGGTATTCTCTTTCCCACAAGAGGCTCCTAGAGGCTCTGTGAAAGCCTCAGACCAAACGGGCATGGCCCAGCTAAAGCTTTGGGATATGTACCAAAGAGAGTGGTGTGAACATAAACCATCCATTACAGTTTATTATAAGGACGAGGAGTTCTTAGAGATTGGTAATTGGTTGTACAATAACTTTGATGAAGTGTCGGGAGTTAGCTTCTTGCCTTACTCAGAACATTCTTATGAACAGGCTCCCTATGAAGCCATAAATGAGGAACAGTATAAAGAACTGCTGAAAGAAATGCCCAAGGAAATGTCTTGGGATATAGTGGAGGCTTCCGATGTGACCGAGGGCGCTCAGACCCTTGCGTGTGTTGGTGGTTCCTGCGAGATATAAAACCCTAGTTTCTCCCCTTTACTAGGCACTTTGAAGCCCCTTGGATTGCTCCTTGGGGCTTCTTTTTTAGTTAGGTAACTGGCTCAACAAAGAGTTAATCCGTTCTTCCTCTAACCGTTCAGCTTCCGTCTTACTCACAGGGTCAAGAGCTAAGGAACCTGTTAACATACCAACGTCCTGTTGAGTGGTTCGAATATCCCTTTTGGCTTGAGCTACGCCCTCCGGTGTAGGCTTGGCCTCACTTAAGGCTCTTAGGGATTCAGGGTCAACTTTGTTTCCCTCGTCACCTATGGCTTCTTGAGTAGTGTACTTCTTATTTCCTTTAATGTGACCAACAATAGGAGGCGTTATGGTTATTTCACGAATAGGTAAAGACTTCTTAAGGATAGGCCCAAGAATAGGCAGATTCTCCATGAAGTTATGTTCGTCCGATATGAAACTAATGATTTCACCATTAGGTTTCAACAAGCTCACACGGTTAATACCTCCCTCCACAACAGCCCTGCCTGAGCTACTTTGGGTTATCCATAGACCATTCTCCATAGCGTCCTCTAGGGATTTATTTAAAACGGTAATGCCTTTGTACTTCTTAAGGTCTTTTTTGTTAATTAGTTCGTTGTATAGTTCCTCAGAGGTGGCTTGACGTTTTACCTTGCCCTCTACAGTAGACAAGAGAGACCTTACAGGGCCATTCATCTTACTAAAATTGACTGATGAAGCATGATCACCACCAGTACCTTTAGGTTTCTTCACAACAAGAACACTATTCTCGTCCATACCCCAAATGTCCTGTACGTGATCATAAGCTCTCGCTCTTTGATTTTCGGGGACATTAATCCTACGATAACCTTTGCCTTTAGTAGCTAAGTTTTCAAGTGCACCTGAGGCTTCTAAATAAGCAGCCTTAGAGTTGGGCATTATACCACCAAAGGTTGACTTATCAAAAACTTCTTGATAGTCCTTAGAGTAGTTTCCCTTACGCCCTGCTTGTTCCCCTATGTATCGCATATAGATACTTTGAGCTACGGCTTTCTCCATTTCCCTAGTTGATAAAATATCTGTAGTTTTACCGGAAGCTACTTTAGCCTCGGCTTGGTCTAAGAGGTCTTTGATTAGTTTCTGACCATTCTTGTTAATACCTTGTTCACGCCAGAGAGCTTTAGCCTCAGCAGAACCTAAGTTCTTTAACAAAGGAAATACAGAGTTTTTACCCCAGTTAGCAAAACCAACAATTTTACGAGCTAACGCAGTCTTTTTTTCTGGGTTATTAAGGAGGTCTAAGCGTTTACTTAAAGGTACTGCCGCCTTACCCAACGGTAGTTTCAAACCTATCCCCAAAGAGCTATCATTAACAGAGGTTGCACCACTTATCGCTGCTTCTACAGCGTCCTCAGCGCGTGAATTAGGTAAATCAGGTCTGTCAATACCATAAAAGTTGTCAATATAGTTACTAGGGGTTGACAAAACACCGCCCCTGTCTTTGGATTTTGTATTAAAAGCTTTTACGCCCTTAAGACCCGCAGCGTCCAATAGACCGAGACCACCCTCAAGATTACCAGCGAATCTAGGATTATCCCGTAGATAGTCAGTGGCGCCTGAGGCGTCCATGCCCCAAGTAATTCCTTGTTCTATTTTATCAGCGATAGGGTCAGTAATAAAATCAGGAGTTAAGGTGTCACCTGTACGAGCCACAACGTCACTGAGGGTAGTCCCAGCCGCCCCTAGTTTCCGTAGTGCGTACTCACCCTCAGTAATCCTACCGGTAGCCAACAGACGTTTGTTTTCCTCGTCCTTAGCTACCTGAGCATCATAGTTGTCGGTGAGTTTTCCCCATTCCTCTCCCATATCATTATTATGGCGTAGAGTTTCGTTTACCAACTTCTGTATCCAAGAATTCATTAGTTGGCTACTCCCCTCACAGGTACGCGTTGA